CCCTCTTTTACAGCTACTTCACGCTCTTTTAGCATCTCTTTAGACATCTTAATGCGTCTCTCAAACTCTTTATCATCAGCAGTACCAACCTGTAAATTGCTTGTTACAGCCTTAATACGGTCAATTTCAAGCTCCTGTGGGATAGCCTGAGTTTGCCTTGTGAGCTTCAGCGCTCGTGCTGCGGATTCTTGTGCCTGTCCGTTAAGAGCAGCAGCCTGTGAAGCCTGTAGAGCCATAGCTGATTGCTGAGAAGCCTTTTGTGCTTCTTGTGCTTCTGGATTAGGCTCATTAGCCTGCTTCAACGATGCAATAAGCTCTTCACGGTTAGACAAATTCATGTTGTCAATGATTGATTGTACCAATTGTGGGTACATAGGCGTGTCTGGAGACATAGTTTGTAACAACTGTACAAGCTGTGTAACCTCATACTCACGTGCAATGATGCCTAAGCTGCTAGATGTTTCAAACTTATAATCAGCAACTGGATACATCTCAGGCTCAAACTGCATATAGCGATGTGCAGCTTTAGTAACGAAAGGAATAAGGAAAGACTCTTGGAAGTTGATCAATGTTCGCTTGTGACGCTTAATGATCGCTCCTAAGCTCATAGAGATGCCCGCAGCGGTCGCATCGCCGTTAATAGACCCTGATGTACCGGCTGAGTCTATAGCGCCTGTAGCGGTCTGTACCATGCGTTGTAGGGCATCAGCCTGTGCAAAGCTAATTTGACTAACATTACCAAAGTTAAATGGCTGTAGGATCTCTCGTGGATCACCGTTGGTAAGGATAACTTTTCCTGGTCTGACCTCTGGCTTGGCGCCTCTAGGCATCCGTGAGGCATCCATTGCCAGCATTGGGTGGATAGTGAGAGCAAGAGCATCAATACGAGCGCGTAGTTCCGCGTCTAACGCCTTCTGGCTGTTATAGCCTTTCTCACATACACCTCTTCCCCAAAAGCGACTAGGAACGACATCCCATGGGAAACAAACGATAGGACGATCCTGCATCATGTATGGGTTCTTCTCAGCCTTAAGAAGAGTACCGTTATTAGCTATGACAATAATAGCTTCTACATAATAGCTTTCATCTTCTTCCTCACCAACTAGCTCAGCAATTACTTCGTCTTCTTCCTCAAGCATAGCATCATCAAGAAGGTGACGAGGCACAAGACCATAGTACTTAGTCAAGCGTACCTTGTTGTCAGCAAAGACAGTTAGCTCTTGATCTGGCTCAATGTCTAAGTCAGGTGCAGCTTCCTCAATATCTACATCACGGTAAACACCTTGCTCCTGTAGCAACTCAACAGTGTGACGAGACACAAACTCATCTACAGCAACACCCAGTGCTTCCTCAACGGAAGTAGCAACAGGATCAATCAGGAAGTTCTGTGGCATGATAGGCTTAAGCTTTACAGCGGTACGGTCACGGATAGTAACACCAACTGCCTGTAGCTCTCCACCCATGATAGGCTGAGTAGCTGGAGCTTGTTCCTTTTCCTCAGTCATCACTATCTCAGCAATACCTGTGCCAAATACAGCCGCATTTAGGATACACTCTGCAATACCCTTACGTATCTTGTCACGCTTAAAGTCAGCATAAAGATGCTCACGCAACATAACAATGTCAGCAGAGTTCTGATCCATCTTATCGTCTTTAAGATCAAACCACTTGCCACGGCCAAAGGTAGCTTCCTCTAGCTCAGCAACGGATGACTCAACAGCCTGTTGTAGCGCGGGAGAGACAATCTTAGAACGCTCTGACTCACGGGTGCTGTCACCGGAAGCCCACTGTCCACGCCATAGGCGGTAATACTCATCAAAGGTTTCTGAATAGTTAGAGTCAAAGTGATCACGCCACTCCTGACACTTCTCCATTACCCAGCCTTCTACATTTTGCTCAATAGAGAAATGTTCGTTCTTTTCAAAATCCATAGTTAATACCCTGAGTATGTATCTAAAAATTGATAGTCATCTTCTTCATAGTCAAAAGCATACGCAATCTTAGCTAACTGATCTACATACGCCAAAGAATCTATTAAGTCGTCATGGACTAATTGATTAGGGAACTGGAAAAGCTCATCTAAGAACTGACTATTCCAACTGCCTTTGTTAAGTGTTATTGTACCATGCTCAAAGCGCCCTTGTAGCGCCCATACAATCCTATCCGTCTTCTTTTTGTTACCGTGGGTAAGCTCTTCAATACGGAAGAATCTTTGGTTCTTCTTCATCTGATCATTAAGATAAGGGAATACAGCGTTCTTTAACGCTCCTTTCTCAATGCCAACCGCGATTGGTCTATAGTCTCTAACCGCTTCAAAGATTCTTCGTGCATTCTCTTCGACTCCCCAACGGCCATGGATGATATTAGCGACCCACCATCCATTCTCACTCGCTTTAACAACAGAGATAGCCGTCTGATCCAAGCGTTTAGTCTTGGTCGTGACTTTCTGTACGTCTGCAAATCCTGCCAAATCGACAGCAATATAATACTCACCACCCTTCGGCTCCTCATCATCAAACTTAATGTAGTCTTCTTTAAATAACTCGCTACCCTGAGCCTCAAAGGATGCCATAAACTCCTGTCGAAAGGAGAAGGTAGACATGGACTTCTTAGCTGCCTCAATCTCATTGGGATCAAGCAGCGGGTTATCATAACTGGTAAAGTGGTAACCAGCGAACGTATCATCATCTGATATGCTAGCATACGTATACAAATCATAAAAGTGATTACGACCCATTGGCGTACCAATAAACATCGCAGAACCCTTTTGGTCAGCCAAGGCAGGACGTAGGATCTGCTCCCAGACCTCCGGCTTCATATCGGCATACTCATCCATAACCAAGAACTTAAGACTGACACCACGCATGGTCTCTGGTCTGTCAGCGCCTTTTAGGGCTATGGTAGCACCGTTGACAAGCTTAATTTGTAAGTTATTAACATGGCTAGAAGCTATCACAGGATTGCCTAGCTCTAACAGCATATCCCACATGATGTCTCTAGCCTGACCCTGCGTAGGAGCTACATAAAAGACACTACCTTTAGTAGCAGCTAAACCTTCAATGATTAACTTCCACGCAGCTAAACGAGACTTACCTGTACGTCTACCAGCAGCTATTACTTGAAACCTTACAGGATCATTCCAGACCTTCTGCTGCCAAGGTAGTAGTGAGACATTAAGATCAGTCACTCAGTACAACCACATTACAGGTTTAGCATTACCGTCAACACTGCGCATATCAATATGGACGAACACACTGTGTATTCCAATGCCTCCAAATCCCATCTTGATAGCTTCCTCAACCAACGTGTACCTTTGTTGTGCCGTACTAACTTTAATGTCCGCTGCAATGCCTTGGGCATGAGTTCCTGCTTTCTCCTTTCTCGATTCAATCGGATGTTCGGGGCTACGATAGCCGCTAGTGATAATAAATGGGAAACCACACCTTGCTCTAAGCAAGTCCAGTTTCAATAGGAATGTATCTTTGATCTCGTTCTCACCTGTATGCTGACAGGCAAACTCTTCTTTAGTGAAGTAGTCTAAGTCTTGGTTAATATCATACATCGCTATACTCTCCATCCTCTATGTCCTCTGAGCCTGATATAACAGTAGTTTCCCCACCCACACCAGTTATACTGATATTAATGGCACCTCTGCCTCCTCCTGCCTTATCCTTCTCAAAGTAACTGACAGGTAAAAGTCTATCCATGCATAGCTTCCATGCTGCTGCCTGATTCTTATGATCATCATCTAAGGCAGCATTGAGGATACTATCCAGCACCTTCCTACTCTTAGGGGATGCCAACATTCTAGCTTTGTATTCATTAATTGTAGCAGCATCACCCTTAGGACGACCTACTGACTTGCGGTTGCCCCGCTTGTTTGACGATACCATGGCCTTCTTTGGGCGACCTTTCCGCTTCGCGGCAGAGGGAGGCTGACACTCCAAAGGCTCATCTGGTTCTTTGCTCAAAAGTAAACTCCTATAGTTATCTTAAGTATACTTAAGTATTCTTTAGTAGATACTTTAATTATAATCTTTAAAGTTAATCCCTAAACCTTTACTTAAGTAGCCTTAAGGCTGTTGGTTATCTTTGTCTCTAAGTTATACTATATATTATA